TGCTCGTGCCAAGGCTCTGACACCACCGAACTCTTTTATTAAAAGTTGAACAGGAGTCTTAGAAGTTTGTTCCATATTTGTATGATGGCATAAATGCAACAATAAGTAAACATAAACGGTTTTTTTGATGGATTAGTTGCCATCTGTTGGTTTTTATGCAACACTTAATGGTATGGACGAAAGTTCATTCTTTTATCACGGAGTTATCCATGACAACAATCACTGCTAAGAACACCAAAGCTGAAATACTTGCCGAGGCTCTTCCACTGATTGACGACCAAGCGGACAAAATTCAAACTCTTACCGAGAAATTGAATGCCGCATTAATCCTTCTAGGATTCACTGCTGTAGTTGCAACCATTTTTTAAAGATGGCAAGACCAACAGTTACACCACAAGAAATCGATGACCTCGGTCACATTCTTGCCCAGATGTCAGACCTAAGCAAAAAAGCTGATGACATCAAAACCAGACTTAAGAAGTCAGGATTGCTAGCTAGAGAAGGTTCAATGTTTTCTGCAATCGTAGTAAAACAAGAACGCACAACACTAGATAGCAAAAAGGTACGTCTAGCACTCGGCAAATATGCAGAGCTTTGCGAAACTACCAAAAAAACAACAAGCGTACGAGTTGCAGCTAAAAAGCTTGCATAACCGTGAGGGGGTTTAACCGCCCCCTTTTCGCTTGTCTGGGATATTCTAAAAACTCACAGGAATTATTAATGCCAAGCCCCAAGTACAAAATCAACGATCGTGTGAACAAAAAAAGAGGCAGCATAGGAGTTTGCTTAACAATCGATTCCAACACTGGAACAGTTATCAAGGTCATAGAGAAACATAACAAAAAAGATCGAATTTGTTATTACTACGGTGTCAAATGGCCTGATGGAAGACGTAGTGAGCATGCCCAGCACATTCTTATTCCAGCACCATGAAAAATCTTTTTCTCTTTCTATGCATCGGGTCTATTTTTTATATAGCACTCGACAGTTCACTAACAGACATGACGAAGGCCGATTGTCAGGCTGGAGTCGAGAAAGCATGTATTGAGCTGCAAAAATAATTTTGCTTGCATTATGTTGATTTATATGCAACACTAATAGCAGGTTGAATCCCTTAAAAGTTTTTACTTACAACATTCACATGACTCCAAACGAAACTTTCAACACCCTTCAGACGGCTATCCAGCGTGGAGGGACTTTCTCTAAGAAATTAGCCGAAGCTGCATTAGTAGCTGATGCTGATAACAAGGCTTTGATCTTTAGAACTTGGCCCAGGCTTATCTCTCAATACGGCCCTAATTCACCTCTCTATGTGGGGAACAAATAATGGCTGATTATCATGAAGTTTGCCTTGCTGCTTACCAAAAGGAATTGGAACAGCAATACAAAGAGGAATACGAAAGAGCAAAGCATCCCAATTTCTACTGGTTCGTTTACACTTCTGAATGGGAAGACTATGCCTATTCCGTAGAAGAAAAGAATGAGCTAATCCAATCTGCAAAAGATGCTGGCCTTCGTTATTCATGCACAAGGCATAAAGAAGGGGAGCAGTACTAAATGAGAAAACATACAATCACTGTCTACACAAATGACGAGTACTCATTGCACGGCATTCTTAATGAAATCAGAGCCGAGATAGACAGCAAAGTTTTCAATAGAGATAACACCAAGCAACGCAAGTTTTCTGGGACATGGGAAGAGGAAAGCTCTAACTGGTCTTATGAAACCGTAGCCAAGTGGGAATCGAATGTGGTTCCAAATTCAGAATTTATCCAATTTCAAAAAGAGTCCTAAACAATGCCAACAAAATCAATTCCAATAACTGACGAACAAAGTTGGTTAGAAAACAGATTGCTTGATATTACTTCGACTGAAGTATCAGCACTGTATGACCTATCCCCCTATCAAACGGAGTTTGAGCTTTACCACCAGAAAAAAGAAAAGCACGTTGTACGCCTGGAAGAAAATGAGCGAATGACGTGGGGGAAAAGGCTTGAAGATTCTATAGCGCATGGTGCAGCAGAAACTATGGGCTGGGATATAGAAAAGTTTGATGTTTATATGAGTAACCCAAAAACCAGAATGGGTAGCTCCTTCGATTACAAAATAAATAAAACAGAAAGTATGGCTGGAATGCCCATGTACGGAGGAGCTGGCATTCTAGAGATTAAGAATGTGGATGGAGTTGCCTATAGGAAAAACTGGAAAGATGATGGCAATGGAAACATTGAAGCACCAGAACATATAGAGCTACAAATCCAACATCAAATGGAAGTAGCGGATATGGGCTGGTGTGCATTAGTTGCGTTAGTTGGAGGCAATACGCAAAAAATTGTTTTTAGAAAAAGAGATAGGGCCATCGGTGAAGACCTGACAAAAAAAGTTGGAGCGTTTTGGGAGAAAGTGAAAGCAGGAACACCACCAAATATTGATTACTTAATAGATGCAGATTACATAATCAAAACTTTGCATAACCAAGCAGATCCAGGTGTGATTCTTAATGCTGATGAAGATCTAGATAGGTTAATCGATGAATACAACATTACCAATAGAGAATTGCATTCACTTAGTAAAACCAAGGATAGTCTCAAGGCACAGATTTTAGAACGTAGCGAAAAGGCATCAAAAATTATTTCTAAATACGGGACAATTTCCTGTGGCATGAGCAAAGAATCTAAGGGCAAACTTATTACTCAAGAAATGGTTGGCACATACCAGAGTCCAAGAAAGGGCTACAGAATGTTCCGCTTTACAAGTACACCTTCAACTAATTAAAAAAATGGCTTCTTCTTCAATCACTCCTATGGAGTCAATGCGTGGAACTTTAACTTCAATGTCAACAGAATTTGAAGCAGCGTTACCACCACAGATAAGCGTAGACAAATTTATTAGAACAACGCTAACAGCAGTTCAAATGAATCCTGATCTATTGCAAGCAGATAGAAAAACATTACTTGGGACATGCATGAAAGCAGCTCAAGATGGATTAATGCTTGATGGCAGAGAAGCAGCACCAGTAATTTTTGGTGGCAAGGGAGGAAAGACTGTTGCCTATATGCCAATGGTTGGTGGCATCCTTAAAAAGATCCGCAACTCTGGAGAGCTAGCAAGTATCTCTGCTCAAGTTGCATATAGCAAAGACTTGTTTGATTACCAGCTAGGAGATGATGAACAAATTATCCATAAGCCACTTCTTGGTGGAGATAGAGGAACACCTATTGCGGTTTATTGCATAGCAAAAACAAAAGACGGTGCAATTTATCGGGAAGTTATGTCAGTGGATGAGGTAGAGAAAGTCCGCAAAACATCAAGAGCAGGAGCCTTCGGGCCTTGGAAAGATTGGTGGGATGAGATGGCAAAGAAAACAGTTATCAGAAGAATTTCAAAACGCCTGCCATCAAGTGCTGATGTTGATGCAGTAATGCAGTCAGACTTAGAAGCTTCTGGCTTTGAAAATAATAAACAGCCTGTAAATATTACTCCTACTCCTGATAAACAAGAGAAGCCATTATCAAGACTAAAAGAGTCAATTGGTATGGATCAAGATGACGCAGAAAAAGCAGGAAAGAATGTTCGGGATCAGTTGGCACATGACAAAGAGGAATAATGCATTTTTATTCCTTCAATATTGGCGATTACATCAGCCACACGAAACACTTATCTGATATGGAGGATCTGGCATACCGTAGGTTGCTGGATCTTTACTATCTTCATGAACGTCCGTTGAGCGAAGACGTAACACTCGTTGCACGGAAAATTAATATGAGAGATAATGTGCCAGAGGTGCAGGTTATCTTGGAAGAATTTTTCACGCTTGAAGTTGGCAAAGGATGGACTAGTCCGAGAGCTGACGAAGAGATCGGAAAGTACAGAAGTAAAGTGCTAGCAGCGTCTAGAGCGGGAAGAGCCTCTGCCTTAGCTAGAGCCAACGCTAGTTCAACAGTGGTTCAACCAAACAATAAACAAGAAACATTAAACAAGAAACAAGAAACAAATAATAAGACGCTAAAGCGTCCTCGTTCTGTTTCTAAAAAAACTTGGGATGATTTCTTGAAGCACAGAAAGAACGTGAAAGCCCCTCTAACTGAGACTGCGTTAAAAGGTATTACTAATGAGGCTAAGAAGGCTTCAGTGAGCTTAGAGGAGGCTCTGACGATGTGTCAGGCAAGAGGATGGCGTGGTTTTAAAAGTGACTGGGTAACGAAAGAAAAAAAATCTTTTGCTACGACTAGTTACGGAGAAGGGGTGCAAGAGATATGACTTTTAAAAAATTAATCGACAAAGACAGGCCAACAGAAGAACGCAATTGTCCTGAGCATGGTGCATACACCGCAACAAACTTTCTTGGAGAGCATTGGACAGCATGTCCTAAGTGCCTAGAGATACTTCAAGAGAAGCAGGAGGAAGAGATCCTCCAGAAAGAAAGGGAAGCAGCGTTAGAACGAGAGCAACTCAAATGGAAAGCAAAAATAAATGGAGCTGCTATTCCTGAGAGATTCAAAGATCGAACATTGGATAGCTACATAGCAAAAACAACTGGTCAAAAGAAAGCATTAGCTTTTGCAAAAGAGTATGCAGAAAACTTTGATCAGGTTATGAAGGAAGGACGTTCTGCAATCTTTGTTGGCAAACCAGGGACAGGCAAAACCCATTTGGCAATAGGCATTGCGTTGGAAATTATTCAACAACAACGGTCACCAGTATTTGTCACCGTGCAACGTCTTATTCGTAGGGTGAAAGATAGTTGGTCTAATCAAACCGAAACAGAAAGCGAAGTGGTCGATGCATTTGCATCACCAGAGTTGCTCATACTGGACGAAGTTGGAGTGCAGTTTGGGTCAGATTTTGAAAAACAAATTCTGTTTGATGTCCTTAACGAACGCTATGAAAAATTGAAGCCATCCATCTTGTTATCCAATATTCCAGGGGATCAACTAGCAGATTACCTTGGTGAACGTGTGACCGATAGGTTGCGAGAGAATGGAGGCAAAATGATAGGTTTCGATTGGGATAGTTACAGGAGGAATCATGGGTAAAGAAAAAATTATTCAGATTGTTAATTGCAAACAACAACTTGCAGAGCTAGACAGATACTATTGGTTTGAAAATATGCCAGAACACGAATACTTAATGAGGTTCGATGCAATAAAAGAACGTCTAAATAAGTTGGAGCAAAAAGATGATTGAAATAGTTTTAGGTTGGCCTCCAAGCGAACTAAGTCCTAACGCAAGATTGCATTGGGCTAAGTTAGCTAGAGCAAAGAAACAATATAGAAATGCTTGTTTCAGTGTATCTAAAGAACAATTAAAAAAAATTAAGACAGATAATATTCCTGAGAAATTAGTTCTTGAAATGACATTTATACCACCAGATAGAAGGAGTTATGATCGTGACAATTTGGTAGCAAGAATGAAGTCTGGCATAGATGGATTAGCAGATGCGCTTAAGATAAATGACAAGCGGTTTAATACCGTTATTTCAACAATGGATCAAGATTACTTAGGTGGTTTTGTCC